TCACCCGCCCGGTCATGTCGCCGTTGTCCTGCGGTGCGCGGGCCTCGGCGGCTTTCAGGTTCGTCGCGGCGGTCTGCACGTTCTCCTGTTGCTTCGGCATGCTGACGCCGACAAGCTCGGCGGCGGCGACGTCGTACGCGTGCTGCTTCTCCCGCGCTGCGCGGTCGGCGGCGTTCTGATAACGTCTGAGCGCCATCTGCTCCTGGCGCTGGTAGTCGGCGCTCGCGCCGTAGGCGGCTTCCCTGCGCTCCTGCGCTTCCTTCTGCGCCTTTGCGGCGGCGGCGATGGCTTCCTTCTTGGAGGTGTAGACCGGCGCCGGCGTCTTGTCGCCCGTGCCGGTGTCGGTCATGTTCACGTTCCGCTGCCGACGGATGTCGGAGGTGATGGTGGACCCGGACAGGCCCCGCGCTTCGACGGGCGTCTGATGCATGGACGCGGACTTCTCCTGGTTCGCCTTTGCCTCGCGCATAGCCGCTTCCAGCGCGGCGCGGCGTGCGGCTTCCGCGGCGAGCCGTTTCTTGTACGCCTCGTACCTGGCCCTTCTCGTCGCTTTCGCGTACGCGCCGCCCAGCGCTTTGAGGCGCTGGTGCTCTACGTCGTTCAGTTTCTGATTGTACTGGTCGAACGCGGTCTCGATCTTCCCGCCAAGGCGCGGGACTTCGCCGGACGTCGCCTGGGCAGATACGCCGCCGGCGAGGCCCATGTTCTGCAGGCCCCGGTATCCGGTGTCGTACTGCTCCTTTAACTGCGAAAGAGCACCGGCGCGGTTGCCGGCGTTCTCTGCGCTGAATCTGTTTGCGGCCTTCGACAGCGCCCGGATCTGAGCGCGGGTCAGGTTCCTCTTGTTCCTGCGGATGACGTCATCGTAATTAACTGCCATTGTGACCTCACTTGATGTAGTTGTTGACCATGTACTGGAGCTGGATCCCGTAGAGCCCGAACGGCTCCTCGTTGTTTTCGTTTTGGATGATGATCTGAAGGGTCTGGAACCGCTTCACCTTCTTGTGCATTGCTGCGATTCGCGGCGAGTCCATGCTGGAGAAGTTGATGTTCCCGAAGTCGAGCTCGGCGAAGTCCCACGCGGTCATGTCCACGTCGCACACAAACTGCTTGTATGCGGACTCCGTCGAGTAATAGACGGACGACGTGCTCTGCCCGTAGGGTCTGAGCATGACTGTGCAGCCGTGCTTCGACAGGCTCTTCTGATGCGAGAACGTGCCGAACGCGTCGGCCCGCGTGGTCCAGCGTGCGGGGATCGCGACGCCGTTCTCCCAGTTGTGGCGCTCTGCGGTGTCAATGGGCGTCGCCACGCGGGTCAGCCCGTCGCTGTACTGGAGCTGCGAGCCCAGGTCGTCGTTGAACTTGCACAGCTTGCCGTCGGTGGTCCCGAAGTACAGGTTCCCGTCGAACTCCAGGAACCGGCACGCGTGGATGTTCTCCCAGTAGAACCACTCGTATACGAAAGACTCGTTCATGCCGGACTGCATTCGCGCATCGGCGACGTAGCAGTGGCCGGTGTCGGGGAACGCGAGCAGGAACCGGTTCTGCCACACGGCAGCGCAGGCGCCGTCCTTCTTCGGCTCGTTCCTGAGCTTGTTGTCGACGAAGTAGCTCCGGTTCTGAACAGTCCGCTGCTGGCTCGCGTCCGTGCCGGCGATGGCGAACACGCCCTCCCTGGCATAGAACAGCGCGTCGTCGCGCAACGAACCAAACGCGTGCTTCGAGATCGCGCCGACGCCCTTCACGCCCTGCTGAACAGGGAAGAGCACGGACTGGTCGCTCTGCACGGATGCGGAGCGGATGTACACCTCGGCGTCCTGGTTGTCGTCCTCCTTGATGATCGCCAGCACGTCGCCGTAGTGCAGGTAGCCCATGATCGCGGTCTGATCACTGCCAATGTCCGTCCATTGGTTCTTCTCCCAGTAGGTCGGGTCGTCCACGCCGCAGGCGTAGTCGCGGTGCTTCTTGTCAGGGTTGCCCGCGACGAAAAATCTGTTGTCGTTGAAGTACCCGTACTGCGTCGCCATGCAGCATTTCTCGATCTGCGCCGCGTCGGCGGGGTTCATGGTCGAGGTGAACGTGACGCGGATGTTGTCGATGCCCGCGCCGTCCGGGTGCGCTGCGGGTGCGGTCGTGAACGTGAGCTTCGTCTTGTGCAGCGTCGCGTCCTCGGACGTGGAGTAGTTCGTGTCCGCGATCTCGGTCCACTCGTCGTTCAGGTACTGCTCGACCTTCGTCACTGTCGCGCCGTGCTCTGTCAGCCAAAAGTTCTTATGGATCGCGTCGCCGGCGAGCGTGTTGATCTGAGAGGACGAGAGCAGGTTCGGCTCCTCGTCCGCTTCGCAGGGGACCCAGTTGTAGTTCCCGCCGCCGATCGCCTCGTAGTGGCCAAGCACGCCGGTGGTCGGCGTCTTCGCGACGTTCTTCACTTCCTCGCTCGTGTACGAGCCGCTGTCGTAGTAGAACCGCTGGAACTTCGATCCGTCCAGCGTGTACAGCTTCCCGCCGTGAAGGAACATGGCAGAGTCGTGGTTGGCCATGCCGGAGGAGAGGACAGTAGACGTGTTCGCGGTGAAGTCGTACGCCGTCAGCTTCGTGCCGTGGTGTACGACGATGCACGGGTTCGTCACACCGGCGAAGTGCGCGAAGATCATGCTGTGGATCTTGTCTCCCAGCGTGGTCACGACGCGCCAGCCGATGCGCTTGACGGGGAACCCTGCGTCGTCGGCGATCATGTTCAGGCAGTCAGGTGACCGCGTATCGTCGATCTCGGCAGGGTCCGTCGTGAAGTCGCAGCCTCGGAAGTACGCATAAGCCTTGGTCTGCATAGGCGCGTCTGCAAGTGTCGGTATCCTGATCATTTACATTCTCCGCATTTTGTAGCAGTAGTTCCTGTCCACCGCCTCGATGAACATGTTCCGGTACTGCGACGCCAGGCTCAGGTTGCCGGACTCCTGGTGGTACTGCCACGCGAGCCCATACGGGAACGCGGCACGGACCAGCTCGTCGCTGTAGGGGACCGCGTCGTCGAGGCCGGTCACATACGGGGCGCTCGCCAGCTCAGGGTCGCCGTGCTTGGCGCGGATGCTGTTCTCGCAGTCCAGCGCCTCCTGCAGCAGCACGTTCATGTACGGGACGCTGAGGTCCCGCTCGTCTGCGTCGTCGTTTTCCCTGTCGCCGATGAACGCGGCGGCGATAACGTATAGCTCGCGTACTGTCATGTTAGATATCTCCCACGTCTACGTCGTACCGGTCGAGGATCGCCTTGATCTCCGCTTTCCCGTACAGCTTCTTCTTCTGTCCTTTGTTCACGTTGTCCCACAGCGTCTGCAGGCCGTCCTTGTACTCAGCTTTCGCTGCCGCCAGCGCGTTGGTAAGTTCCAGCTTCGTCATGCGTTCACCCCCAGCTCGCTAAGAGCTTCTTCGTAGTCTTCAGCCTCGGCGGGCTCGTCCGCGTCCACCGGAATGCCGCTCTCCTCGTAGGTGAACCGGCACGGGATAGCGTTCACCGCGTCGTTCCATAACGTGTCAGTCTCGACCTGCCGGAGCTTCACGCCCAGGGAGCTGTACCTGCGCTCGCAGGTTCCGATCGTTTCAACGATAATCATGCTGTCGCCTCCTTGAACGGGCTGTCGTCGTTCGGCCACGGCAGCGCGTAGACTTCCACGACGTATGTGCCGTCGATGGTGCCATAGGAGCTGTTGTATTTTGACCTAATTGTTATTTTGCCTTCGGATGTGATTGAATAAGGGTACACGCCTACATCGCTCGCGGACGTTGCAAAATTGCCAGAACTGTTAACGTATGTACCTACCTTTGCGAAACCACCGGATAAAGTGGTTGTGTTCCCGTTCGCTGCGTTCGGGTTGACGACAAAATAATCAGCACCACGCCAGTACCCGTTCCGCTTCCCTGCTTTGTCCCGTACTTTCACATAGACGATGTAGTCGCTGGTGAACGCCCCTTCGACTGTGAGCGTGCCAATCTCCGTCGCCGTCGTGCTCGTGGTGCTGACCTCGAACTCCTTCGAGCCCAGCAGCGTGTACGAGGAGCCGCCGCCGCCCCCGCCAAGCGCCTCGGCGAGGAACATATCTTTAACGATGCTCATTAAGCACCTCCGTTGTCCCAGCCGTCGTCCTCGTCGTACAGGTACACCTTGCGCGTGTCGGTCTCCAGGTACATGCTCCCGTTCGCGATGCCGGTCGTAGGCTTCGACTCGCTGGAGTTGCCCGCCAGCTCCACGATGTGCAGGATGTTCCCGCTGGCGTCGGTGGTGAGTGTGTCTTTCAGTGTTCTGATCTTGGACATGAAAAGCTCCTTTCAAAGTGGGGGAGCGCGGAGGCTCCCCCGGTTCGGTTGTTTGCGTTAGGTGGTCGGGACGACGTCAACCACAGCGGAGTGGACCTTGTTGGCCTTGTAGGAGACGACCTTGATGTGGGTGACGTTGGCGGTGTGGGTGGGCGTAGTGCCGCTGGTGATCTTCACGGCGGTGGAGCTGTAGCGAGGATCGCTGCCGTCCGTGGTGTACAGCGAGTAATCGCTGCCGCTGCCGACGGTGATCGCACCGGCAGAGCTGACGGACGGGTTCGCCTGGACGTAGGTGCCGCTGGTGGAGTCAACGTCCACATAGGTGCCGCCAGCGTACTTACCGACGACGCCGCCGCCCCAGCGGAACCGGCCCTCGACCAGGATGCCGGAGATGCCGGGAGGATCCCGATGGACGATGGTGTCCTCGATGGTCTTGTGGAACACGGCGCAGCGCTTCTGCCACGCGATGAAGTTCACGCCGGCGATAACGTCGGTGTCGGCGATTTCGAGGACCATCAGCGTGCCGATACGACCAACGATGCCCTGCATGAGCAGCTTGTCGGTGATGCCGTCGCAGTTGGTCAGCGCCTGCTTGATCAGCTGCAGCTTGGTGCTGGGGATCGCGATGAACCGGTCAGCCTTGGGGATCCTCGCGTTACGGAACGCGGCCTCGACGGCCAGGATCCGGGAGAGGATGTTGGAAGCACTCACGGCGGTGGTGGTCGCGTACACAGTGCCGGCGCCATAGCAGAGCTTCAGGAAGAAGTCCTGCTCGATCTCGGGAGCGACGACGTCGTTCATTTCGTCCTCAACCACCGCACCGGCGGTCTTGAGGTAGTTGCCCTCGATGAAGTTGCCCTTATCAACAGCGATGGAGAAGGAGCGGTCCTTGTCCAGCTTGATACGCTGGATCATGTCCTCCTGCTCGGCGGGGGTGCCGAAGCGGTTCGCGGACGCGTTCCGGTTGTAGTCGCTCATGGCCTGGGTGATCAGAGACAGAAGCTGAATCTCCTCGGACCCATCCATTTTGTACTCGGTGCTTGTCTTTCCACTGATGACGCTCGAATAGTCAAACGCATTGGTCAGTTTGTCTGCGTATTTGGATTTCAGGTTAATCTGAGGCATTTTGACCCTTTCGTGGGCCGGTCGTTTGGATTTAGATTCCTCGCGTCCTCATCCCCATGCCTGCGAGGAAGTCGTCTTCGGCTTCCCCGCCGGAGGAGACTCCGGCAGCGGAACCTATCGACCGCGCCCTATTCTCTGCTTGTTTTTGTTTCGTTTCCTGCGCCGACTGCAGCTCGGCCAGCTTGGCCTTGAGGTCGGCGATCTCGTGCATCCGCAGCGCCTCCCTGGGCGTCATGCCCTGGGCGACCGCCTCATGCACGTCTTGCGGGATAGCGTCCGGTTTGATGTCGGGGTACTCTGCCAATGCGTCTGCCCATTCGCGCTGCATCTGCGCGTCCTCGGCTGATTTTGCCTCCTCCGCGTTCCGCTCGCGCTGGAGCTTTGCGTACTCTTCGAGAAGCTCGTCCGGTGCGTCCGGGTACTTCTCACGCAGGTCCTCGATCGCCTGCTTCTCGGCAGCGGCCTCGGCCTGCTTCGACATCATCTCGGCGTACTGCTCCACGCTCATGCCCGCCTGGTCCGCGTACGCTTTCATTGCTCTGCCTATCGGACCGGTGCGGTAGCTGTCCAGCTCCTCTTTGACGTGGTCATAGTTCATGCCCTTCTGAGCGAACTCGATGGCCTCCTTCTTGCTGAGCTTGCGGTCCGCTTTGTTGTAGCGGATCGTCAAGAAGTCAGCAATATCCTCGGATGCTGGCTGTTCATCGGCTCCTTTTTCCGCGGCTTTCGGCGCGTCTGCGCTCGGTGCCTCGGTCTCGGCGCCTTCGGTGGCGACGTCCTCGTTCCAATCGAGGTCGGCCTCACCATCGAAAATCCCTCCGCTCACGATGTTCGGGCTGGTTTCGCCTTCCATGTGAAGCTCCTTTCATACGCCTATGGTTGGGCGTTTGCTGTATTTTCAACTCGCGGCTGCAGCGGCGTGACGTTCACGTCGTCCTGCTGCATCGCGGGGTTGAATCCTCCGATGTCCTCCTGGTTGTACTCCTGCATCCGCTGCCGGAGCAGGGACTCGCAGTATTGGGTCAGCGTCTGCACGCTGGGGATGTACTTCTCCGGCATGATCTTCAGGTAGATCGCCAGCTTCGCCGGGTCGTCGATGATGCCGGTCGTGAACAGGTTCGACGCCGTCTGCACCTGCAGCTGCTCGCTGTACAGGGAGGAAGCGCCGACGTCCACGCGCATGGTCATCTGCAACTGGTCCAGGGTCGAGAAGTCGAACGTCTTCAGCGTCTTCTCCGTGCTCGCGTTGCCAAGCTCGTCGTAGGTGGTGACGTTCATCTGCACCTTGCGCTTGCCGTACCTGGCGCGGATAATGTCCGCGATGATGCGGCACATGCTCTCGACGTACCCGTGGAACGCCTGCTTCCGCAGCTCCAGCGGCTGCTCGTCGGCCTGCTGCAGCGCGATGATCGCGCTCGCGTTGTTGGGATTTACGTCGCCCATCGTCGCGTCCGACGCGCCCATGCAGTCGCGGGTGGTGCTCATGAGGCTGTCCATCGCGTTGATGACGCTCACAGGGACCGGCGCCGCTTCCAGGTACATCAGCGCGTCTCGGACGTTCGCCGCGGGGCCTCGCGCCTCGATCATCTGACCGGGGGAGCCGTCCCAGTC